CAGCTACTGATTTATTGACACAAACTTCTGATGCTGAAATTTATTTTCTTCAAGAAGCTACTGATGGAAAATATCAAGTATATTTTGGAGATGATGTTTTTGGTAAGAAATTAGCAGACGGATCTCTGGTAACATTTCAGTATTTGATAAGTTCAGCTGATGCACCAAATTCAGCTAACAATTTTGTGGCCACTTCTGCTGTTTCTGGTTACTCCAATATGGTCGTGAATTCGAAAGTTAAATCTTCAGGTGGAGCACAACGAGAGTCAATTGAAGACATCAAATTTGCAGCGCCTCTTCAGATTCTATCCCAGAATAGAGCTGTCACAAAAAATGATTATATTAGATTAATACAACAGAAGTATCCATCTTTTGAGGCGGTCAATGTTTGGGGTGGAGAAGAAAATGATCCTCCTGTTTTCGGTAGAGTGTTCGTTGCCGCAAAACCTAGACTAGGATTCGAAGTTACGGATACTGTTAAGAATTTCGTTGAAACTGAAATATTAAAACCTATCAGTATACTGACAGTAACTCCAGAAATGGTAGATGTTGATTACAACTTCTTAAAAGTAGAGGTTGATTTAGTATATGATAGAAATAAGACTACAATGACAGAAAGTGATATGAAGAATTCTTTGAGGAATTTGATTTTGAGTTTCTGTAACAATAACCTGAATAAGTTTGACACATTCTTCAACTATTCAGGATTGGAATCAACTATACAAAATTATAATAAATCGATAATCTCGAATGAAGTTGAATTGTTGGTTGGTAAGAAATTTAGGCCAGATTTAACAAAATCAAACACATACATTTTGGATTTTGGACTACCTTTAAATAAAGGAGCATTAACCGATAACTTCTATTCAACACCAGACTTTACTGTGGTTGATGAAGAAGGTGTTTCTCGACAATGTTTTCTTGAAGAAGTTCCCTCATCATTCTCGGGTCTTGAGTCTGTTATCATTTCCAATGGTGGATTTAATTATACAACAACACCAACAATTGAAATCGTAGGTGACGGAGAAGGAGCGACAGCAACAGCCACTATCATTAATGGTAAGTTAGCTAGAGTTACTGTTAATTCTCCTGGTGTGGGATACACAACAGCCACGATACGTATTGTTGGTGGCGGTGGTAACTCTGCTTCAGCTATAGCAGTGCTTGAAGGTAGATACGGACAGATTAGAATTTCTTATTATAAAATCGATGAAGTCACAAGTGAGTATACAAAAATTGTACTCAACAAAAACAGAAATTCTGGTGTCGCTGGAACAATAGATTATGTTTTAGGTAAAATAACAATAAACGATTTTGGACCAACTGCAATAAATAATGACTTTGGTGACATTACAGTTTATATGAGACCATCGAGTAACATTATTGAATCTAAGTTAAATAAGATGTTAGTTTTAGATTCCGATGATGCAACAAGCATTGTTGTAAACACTTTAGCCGTTAAAAGATGACAAAAATATTAACATCCTCTATTGTAAGACAACAGTTACCTGATTTTATTCGCTCAGAATATCCTATATTCGTAACATTCTTAGAAAAATATTATGAATGGATGGAATTGTCCGGTAACGCATCAGCTGAATCTGATAAACTTTCTGTTATTAATGATGTAGATGTTACTCCTAGTTATTACCTTGAACAAATTAAAAAAGAATTTCTACCTTTTTTCCCTGATATAACACACCTTGATAGTAGAAAATTTATAAAACTGATTAGTAATTTCTATTCAGCGAAAGGAACACCGGATTCGGTTAAATTTCTTTTCAAAGCTCTTTATAATGAAGACATCGATATATTCTATCCTAAAGACGATATATTAAAATCCTCTGATGGTAAATGGGTTTTACCACTTGCACTACGAATAGACACTAATGATGAAAACATATTAAATATCGAACAGTGTCTATTGACAGGATCACAATCGAAAGCTACTGCTTTAGTTGAAAAGGTTGTTCGGTCTATAGATAGACAATTAGGTATCGAATACACGGAAGTATATGTTTCCAATGTGGAAAGATTATTTGTTACCGGTGAACTTGTTACTGCGACCTACAATAACGGTATTGTTGATGTAAATGTAAGCGGTAAACTCATTGGTGCTCTGTCTGAGATTAAGATCGATCCTCTCAATAGAGGTCTTTTTTACAATGGATATAATCCCGATACTGGATATGCTGGAGACCCATTAACAATTGTTGGTGGTCTTAATCCCGAAGCTAATACGCCGGTTGGCGCTATTGCTTATGTTGGTGCAACCACCCAAGGTAGCATCACAGATATTCTCACAGTTAATGGAGGATTTGGTTTCCGTAATCCGGTCAATTTTCCAGGAAGTTCAGTTATAGATTTTTCGGGTGGTTTCACTGATGCTTTATTTGGAACTGAAGCTAAAGCTGATATCACACTGATGGATCTGAGCAATTACCGAACAATGAATGTCAGTAATACCAGCATTGAAGTCATCCAATCAATTACATTGGAAAATGTTTCTGCAAATATAATTACCAGTAATGTTAATTCAATGTCTTCTTATGAAACATTAAATGTTTCTCCTATAGCTTTTGTATCACTAACGGGGTCGGGTGGCGGATATAAAAATCTACCAGATGTGAACATATACAGTTACTACAATGAAGACAATCCTGATGTTCTGGTTATAAACACAACAAATGCTGTTAAAGGAACAAATGTACTTTTGGATTTCTCTCAAAACTTAACTAATTCATTTCAGGTAGGAGATGTCGTTAGGTTGTTCCTTCTTAATAGACTTGAAGAGATAATGAAAGTCACTGAAGTAACAACAAATTCCATTTCTTTGAATAGAAATTTTCAAAATGATATAAATGGAATTTCTGTATATAAAGTTACGAGAAGTGATCTGTATAATCTTGGATCACTTGGTCGAATAGAAATTGTAAATCCAGGTGAAGATTATGAGGTGGGTGAATATTTGATATTCACAGGAGGATCAGGATATGGAGCTAATGCCGTAATCACTCAGGTTTATGCTAACAATGGAATAAAGACTGTTTCTTTCGTTGAGACTTCAGACTACGTTGTTGGTGGTGAAGGATATTCGATTGGTAATCTTCCCACAATCAGCATTGCCAATACTGTTGGAACTAATGCTGTTTTGCAGGTATCTGAAGTATCCGGTGATGGTGAACAATTAACTTTAACCACTTCTAAAATTGGATCAATTTCTTCGATTAGGGTACTCAGTTATGGTTATGATTATGTGTCTGCTCCTAGTGTATCATTGAGAAATGCTGATATAACACTTGATGGTGTTACACCAGGATTATTATTTGTGGCTAACACAAGAGTATATCAAGGATCCTCAAACAGTCTTACGACTTTTTCTGCTTTTGTTGATTCTTTTGATCCTGATACGAATGTTATTAGAATATTTGATTATATTGGAACATTTAATTCCTCATTGACACTCAAATCTGATGATAATCTTATTACAGGAAATGTGATAAATTCCGTATTTTATGGTGATGGCCGAGCTAAAGTAACGGCCAAATTCGAAAATGGATTGATAAGATATCCAGGATTGTATTTGAATACCGACGGACAAGTTAGTTCGGATAAAAAAATTCAAGATGGTTTTAAGTACCATAATTTCTCTTATGTTATTAATACAAAAAAAGATTACGAAACATTCAGAGAACCTTTGAAGCAGATTGTTCATCCTCTAGGTACAAAAACCTTCGTGAATCGTTTATTTGATAATGATATTCAAGTTACAGCAAATTTACAAAACATAATTTACATAGAAACAGATTTACAAGAAACCTTCAATACAACTTACAATTCGAACAATATTGTTTCGACCAATACCAGTTCCAATTTAACAACATCTGTAAATGTCGGTGATACGATTATTGTACGTAGTATAGAGAAACAATTGCAAGGAACGGTTAATGTTTCTTATGGTTCTAATGTTGTTACTGGAAATTCTACAAATTTTATCAATCAAATACAAGATGGCGACACAATTGATTTATCGACAGGTAATACTGAGATTGTTGCTAATGTGATATCTAATACGCAATTCATCACACAGAATACAATTTATCTTTCATCGAATGGTGCTACTATAAATATAATATTCGATGAGATTGGAACGGTTAACTTTGTGAATGCAAACACCATATTATTAAACACAAATATAGACTCTTCAGCCAATTTTGTTACATCAACCATCAGAAAAGTTAAATAAATAACAATATGAGCTACTTATTAACAGAAAATTTTAAAATTGAAATGGCAAAAAATGTCTATGATTTAATAGACTTGACTAACAATTCAATTTTACCTGAAAGTAAAAAGAGTTATATATTTGCTGTATTAGGAAAACAAACTGCTTGGACCGCTAACACGGAAGTCGTGCCTCCACCAGAAGAAACAACCGATTCTTACAATCAACTTTATAGAAATTCTTTATTTGCAAAACGACTGACAAATGCTGATGCATCTTTTGTTGTTAGAAGAATTGATTGGGAACAAAATACAATATATGATCAATATGACGATGACAATTTCAGTTATAATGATGATTTCTATGTAATGAATACTAATTATAAAGTATTTAAATGTCTCGATAATAATTCTGGTGCAGCTTCAACCCAGCAACCGGATATCACACTATCCTCCACTTCGCTCGAAGAACCATATGTGGAGACTTCTGATGGTTATAAGTGGAAATATCTGTATACTTTAAACTCTTTACAGAGGCAAAAGTATCTCACACAGGATTGGATGCCGGTTTCAGCCAATAAATTTGTGTCAGCAGCTTCAGTTAATGGAAGTATTGATGTAGTCAGAGTTACGAATTCAGGTAATAATTATACCAACGGCACTAATCAAAATATTATTAGTATTACCGGAGACGGTTCTGGAGCTACATTCAGGGCGAATGTCTCTGGTGGTCAAATCCAAGACATAATTATACAGAATAGAGGTGTGAACTACACCTCTGCAACTTTGTCGATTACGGATGTTTCTGGTGGCGTGGGTACGGCTGGTGCAGCTGAGGTGGTGATATCACCACAAAATGGCCACGGGTATGATCCAGTTTATGAATTGGGAGCATCAACACTAATTTTTGATTGTGACTTTGAAGGCAATGATCTATCTTTCTTAGATCAAAATGATTATAGGCAAGTTTACCTATTAAAAAATCCGACCGATCAGACAACGAGTGCTTTAGCTGTTGGTGAAAAATATTCCATGTATTATAGAATTAAAACTTCACCCGGTTTAGGAAACTTTAACGAAGATGAGGTTGTATTTCAGGGTACCACGTTTGACGCTGCCACCTTTACAGCTGATGTGGTTTATTTCGATGAAGTTCAGAATTATCTCTATGTAAACAACGTGAGAGGTAATTTAGGTACCAATCAATCGATTAAAGGTTTATCGACCGGTTCGATAAGAATCGTGAACGGATTTATTTTACCCGGTCTCAAATTGTACTCTGGAAAAGTATTATACATATCCAATGCACAACCAGTTTCAAGAAACGAAGAACAAACGGACCGTGTTAGGTTCTTACTGAATTTTTAAGAGTTATGAGGATTAAATGACCACTCTTTTCAATTACGACCCATATTTTGACGATTTCAATGAAGATGACAACTTCATGCGAGTTTTATTCCGGCCTGGATATTCTGTACAGGCTAGAGAACTCACACAACTACAAACAATTCTCTCAAATCAAATTGAGAAATTTGGAAACCACATCTTTAAAAGTGGTAGTCCTATTGTTGGTGGTAAAATTTCTTTGGATGACAGATGTAATTATTTGATATTACAAAGTCAATATAATGGAGTTGATATCAATCCTGAAGTGTTTGTTGATAAATTAGTCATATCATACAACACCACAAAATCGGTAAGAGCAAAGGTTATAGCTGTTGATGTTTCAGATAGCAATGCTCCGGTTTTGGTATTAAAATATTTGAGTGGAGAATATTTTTCCGAGAGCGACGAACTTAAAATCTTTGGCCAAAACATTTTTGCACAAGCAAGAACTAATAGTGCAGTTGGTAAATCGTATGTTGCCAGTATTCAAGACGGCGTATACTACTTTAAAGGTCAATTTGTTAAAGTTGTTCCACAATTTTTAGTTCTAGAATTATTTTACCGAACCGGTTATAATGCATTAACCAACAACGTAAACCCATCATATAAAATTGGTATTGAATTTGAAGATACTATCGTTGATGAGATTGATGATACAGGTCTTTTAGATCCTGCTCAAGGTTCATTTAACTTTCAAGCACCAGGTGCTACACGATATAAAGTTGCAACCACTCTTTCAAAGAGAACCTTGGATAGCGCCGACGATTCATCATTCATCGAAGTTATTCGATTGGTTAATGGTATCAAAACAAAAGAACTTGAATATCCAATTTACAATGAAATCGAGAAAACTCTCGCTCGCAGAACATATGACGAATCCGGTAATTACACCGTAGATCCCTTTGTAATCTCTCTCGAAGAGGGTGATGCTGCGAACGGAACATTTACTGCATCCTTAGATCCAGGTAAGGCCTATGTTGGTGGATATGAATTTCAAACAATTGCACCAACTTTGATTCCAATCAACAGAGGTCGTGACACTGCGACAGTTGAAGAATATGATATGCCAACAAATTATTCGAGTTATGTTGTACTGGATAATATTTTTGGAACATTGGATATTTCTTCATATCCTCTGTTGGATGTACACTGTGTACCATATTCACAAGTAAATGTTTCAACAACAGCAACATATACATCAACTAAAGTTGGTTCTCTACGAGCCAATATGATGAAATATAATGATGCAACATCTTCAGATTTGGGTAATACACACTCATTTTATGTGCATGTTTTTGATTCTTCTGCATCGTCAATTACTGGAACAACACGAGCTGGTTCAAGCAACACTGTAATTAATTTGCCAACAACATTTTCTACAACAGCATCAGCTAATGCTTATGCTGGAATGTATTTTAGAATAACAGACACAAGTGGTTCTGGAGTTTCTCCGATATCAATTTTACAGTCAAACAGTGTAAGTCAAACCATTACTCTAAGTACTGCTCTTCCTTTCACACCAACATCGAATACATTTTCGATTGATTCCGACTTTAAAGTGGCTGAATCTATTGTTTACAAAGATGGATCGATCACTTTTGCCGGCAATGTAAATTCGGATTCGAAAGATTTGGTTACTGGTGATGCATATGTCAATGAACCTTCGAGAAATAGCTTAGTCTTTGATTTTCCTTATGTGGCAATGAAAGATGGTACAATCAACAACTTGGATTTTTATGCTAGAAAATTTTACGGAAATAAAGTTTCTGGTGGCGATGGAATCATAACTATCACAGCTGAAGGAACAGATACTTTTGCATTCTCTGGTTCACCAGGAACAATTTCTGATTCTGTTATACTTAACAATATCATCTGTTTTATTCGTTCAGATTCAGCAAGTAATGCAACTTACGGTATTACTCCTAATACGGTATTAAGTTTAGCTAACAACAATTTCACCGTCACGGCCGTGAGTTCAACAACATTTACAATTAATGTTCGAGCGACTGGTGTAAGAGCGGATTTGTTGATCACATCTAAGGTTAATAATGCAGAAAATTCCTCAACAGGTGCAATTAGAGGTAAACAGTATATTCCTATTAATGCCGGAGTTGACCTGCACACTAGGGTTCCTTATGAACTGGATATAGCAGGCACAACTTTAAATGCTGCAAACTCCTCGGTTAAAACTGCCGTTTCTGGTAGTGGATGGGTATTCAATGATATCGGATCGACATTTTTCGATAACACCGACACTCTGAAGAATTTAAGAACACCTGGTGTTGCTGTAAGTTTACAAGTGCCTGATGTATATGAGATTGTAAAAATTATTGATTCTAGATCACTAACTCAGAACGTAACAACAGCAATGCTAACCAGTTCTTCAAATGATGTTACTGATTATTATGAATTTGATAATGGTCAAAGAAAAACCCATTACGACCATGCGACAATTAAACTTAAACGTGGTTACAGTTCACCTAAAGGTAAAATTTATGTACAGTATCGTTACCTAAAACATCAATCAGCACCATCACCACAAAACGATGGATTGTTTACGGTAGACTCTTACTTGAAAGTTGGATCGAATTTTACTTATGATCAGATTTCTAAATTTAATAATAAAGAAGATAATAGATTAACATCACTACGTTCAGCATACGACTTTAGGCCTACAAGGTCTATCGGTGGTTCGACATTATCCGGTGCAGTTAATCCTGATCCAGATTTTACAGCTGTTTCTTCATTTGAATATTATTTGAGTAGAATCGATCAAATTGTTGTAAAACCCTCAAAAGAATTTGCTGTAGTTTCTGGTAAATCTTCAATATCTCCAAAGGCCTCTCCTATTGGTCCAGATGATATGAAGCTTTATACTTTATATGTTCCAGCTTATACTGAATCGGTTAAAGATATTAGAGTTGAGTTCAAAGAGAATCGCAGATATACTATGCGTGATCTTAATAAATTCGATAACAGAATTAAAGGTCTTGAATACTATGTGGCGCTCAATTCATTAGAGAAAAATGCAGCTTCTACGAAAATTTTAGATGGCAATGGTTTGGAAAGATCCAAATATGGCATTCTGGTTGACAACTTCACCACAATTGATGCTCAGGCAACATATGGTGAAGTAGGTTTTGACAATCGATGTTTGATCGATAATTCTTCGTTAATGCCAGCTTCTCTCATGAGAACGGTTAAGATGGAAATTAATCCACTGAAACTTGGTGGACCTTATAAACTTGTTGGATCCGGTGACAAGAAAGTTCTGATGCTGGATTATACAAAAACTCAATTGGCTAGCCAAAGATTTTCCACAAAATCTGTTCCGGTTGCTGGAGCATTGTTTGCAAACTTCTTAGGAAACTTAAAGTTGTTTCCTGAATTTTCGTCTGATGTTGACACGAATGTTAATGCCAAAGTTGTTATGAATTCCACACAGGGGTTAGATACAGCTTTCTCGTTCATTAATGATGCATACAAGTATATTTCCGATCAAAGTCCACAATGGGCATATGATAAAAATAGTCCTTTTGCACGAACTGTAGATTCTAAATGGTTTACAACAAATACAGTTAATACAGAAACTACGGAACTAACTGTAGACCTCACTAATAGTGCTGGAGCTGGTGGTGTTTGGACCACAATCAAAACTACTGGCGATGAAGTGTTTTTGTCAAAAGGAGCTGAATTATTCCAAGACCAAATTACAACATCTTCATCCGAGACAAATTTAGGTAACTATGTAACAGATTTAGCTATACAGCCTTACTTGAAACCGCAACAAATTATATTTTCTTCCGAAAAGCTGAGACCGAATTCTGTATTCTATTCTTTCTTTGACGGCACACCCGTTTATCAGTATACTGTAGTTCCTAATAAAATTACACTAGATAATGCTTTTGGATTTAAAGTTGGTGAAAAAGTACTTATTGCGAACACGACTTCAGATTTAAGTGCCAATCTTGCAAGTTATAATTCTGGTGGATCAAATTTTTCGATTGCTACAATTACAGCCACAGAATATGTAGCTGGATCCAATAATGTTTACATTATTAATGAAACGGGCAAATCATTAACCAATAAAAAATTGTTTGGTTTGGATAGTATTAGTGTTGCAAACGTGAGTCAGGTAATCACACACCAATCTGGTGTAACTCAGAACTTAACTTCGAATACTATCACTTTACAATCTGATGGTCCATCTTCAAACATTTCTGGCAATGTAATTTATATTATACATGAGACAGGATCTTCAACAGGTCTAAATGCTGGGTGGGTCATCACTTCTTATAATGTCTCCACAAAAGTTGCTACAGTTAATGGTGACCTTTCAGCCTTAGTAGGAAGTTCATACACATATAGTTTTGGATCAAATCGTTCAAACTTGCTTGGTCAAGTATCTGGTGCATTCTATCCTCCTTTGGCTACATTCCGATCCGGTGAAAGAACTCTTAGAATAACAGATTCCTTCAACAATAGTTTTGACAAAGAATCCACTTCTTACTGTGAACATACTTTTGTATCTTCTGGTATAAAAGTAAACAAAACCAATCTCGTTGATACTGTATATAATGTTGGTGTTGAAAATAAATTTGTTGGAGTACAAACATCAAATCAACTAATTTCTTCATCTGTAGAAAGTTCATCTGAAACAACTACTGTACTTCCTCCAGTAGTAAAAGAAGTTATAACCAACACCGTCATTGAAACTGTTATCGTAAAAGAAGTTCAGACACAAGTTATAACCAATACTGTAACCGTGTTCGTAAACGATACTACAAGAGCTGATGACCCGGTTGATGGATTTGCTGGCGGTGATGCTGGCGGTGGTGATCCTTTAGCTCAGACATTTTTTGTCGATCCACAAGTTTATCCTAACGGTATATTCCTTTCCGATATTGATCTTTACTTCAGAAATAAAGATGATGATAATATTCCTCTCTCGGTTGAAATTAGGCCTACCGTAAACGCAACACCACATAGTGATTTCTGGTATCCAGAAACAAAGATTACAAAGTATCCTTCAGAGATTGTAGTTTCAGAAAATCCTTCTTTAAGTGATCCTTCAACAAAAACAAATTTTGAGTTTTTTAGTCCTGTTTTCTTAAAACCAGGAATGTATGCTTTTGTTGTTAAAACTGATTCTCCTGAATATACTTTGTGGGTTGCAGAAAAAGGACAGACTACACTTCGAAACGAATTTGTTTCTATTAACCCATATGTTGGCACAATGTATAAATCACAAAATGCCATGGAGTATGTTCCATACATCAACGAAGATATTACATTTAGTTTGAATCGTTGTAGATTCGCTGAGGGTTCAGCTTTATTTACTGTTGAAAACCAAGCCACAGATATAAAGTATGTTTTTGATAAATTTAGAGTTATCGAAACTTCAATCGAACCATTGTCGAACGCTCCTATTTCGGTATATCACTACTTTGCGGCTAAACCAGTGGATCAAGCAATAGAAACTTCACTGAGACAGTTTTCACCTTCGGTGATCTATTCTATGGGTGAAGATGACAGATATGTTGTTGGTAACCGCAGAAAAGAATTGCAGAATAAAGGTGATTTTGCCGTACAGATACAGATGAGTTCTAACGATAAGGCTATTACGCCTATTATATCACTAGAAAGTCTTTATGTGAATATATGGGAAAATTTCATCGATAATTCGGAAATAGAACTAGAAGATTTTAACATTATCTCTTCAGGTACTGGTTATGCTAATACAGATACCATTACTGTGAATTCTACATCAGGTTCTGGTGCAAATGTCAACTTGATTGTCGATGCTAACGGAAGTATCTTAAGTGTGAACGTTGCAGCTTCTGGTACATCTTACATTGATGATTTCGACATTTCAATTAACACTTCCACAGGAACAAATGGAGAAATTGTTCTGAACAGTGAATTTGATTCTACGGGCGGTCCTTGTGATGCTAGATATATCACTAAACCAATCACTTTGGCTGATGGATTTGATGCAGGCGATTTGAGAGTTTATCTCGCCGCCAATAAACCTAGCACAACAGAGGTTCATGTATTTTATAAAGTGTTATCATCGGACGATCCTACTCCTTTGAAAGATCGGCCATATTTTAAAATGGAAAGTGTAAAACCTACTGTAACACCATCTAAGACTACAAGCGATTATAGAGAATATGAGTATCGACCTTCTCTGGTAACAAATCAAATCTCATATGTAGGACAAAATGGTGTCACTTATGATAATTTCAAATCATTCTCAATAAAAATTGTAATGACTTCGGGTGATCCTTCGGTCATTCCTAAGGTTAAAGATTTGAGAGTTATTGCTTTGCCGGAAGAATGATATGTTAGTAAAGGTAGAAGGCGGTCAATTTGTGAAAGATACTAAAAACAAAGCATTATTGACCGTCAACCGTTCCGCCATTGAAGAAAACGAAGCTCGCAAAAAACTTGCGAGTCGGATAAATTCAAAAAATGATGAAATAAATATGTTGAAGAATAAGGTCGAGTCGTTGAGTTCTGACATATCCGACATTAAATCTTTATTGAAACAACTAGTAAAACAAACAGATTAGGACTATAAATGCCAATTCCAATTATATCCAGAACAAACACTATTGACGAGTGGAGAATACAAACTAATCAATCGGCGAATTCGCTGAATTCATTAGAAACTGGAAATTATGTTAAGTCCAATGGTGTTTTAACCTTATCTGGAAACAGTAGTTTAGTCATAACATCAAATGGAACTGCTTTGCAGGTATCCAACAATGCTTTGTTTCAGAAAGATGTTACAATTTCAGGAGACATTTCAGTAGGATCAGCTCCTATCGCCAAAGGCAATGTCAGTATTGGTGGAGTGCTATCTCTTTTAGGTCCAGGAAACTCACTACTTGTTTCCAATAATGCGGTTGTCAACAGTAATATAACTATTACAAACATGACAACCACAAATAACTTAACAGCTAATTTGGATATTGTTGTTGGTAGAGACGCTAGAGTAAACAGAAACCTTTATCTTGCTAATGCCGGCACAGTATTGTATGTAAATACCGGAGTAGCACAAATTGCAACAGCTATAATCACTAATACTATCACAACAAATTTAACATCAAATATCGCTACAGTTAATACGAATGCAGTTATAGGACAAAATTTAACCGTTGTATCGAACACAGTATCCGGAAACATTTCTACAAATGGATTGGTTTACACAAATTACCTGCGTGTTCTTGGTGATGCGAACGTCGAATCGAATGTACAAGTCACAAAGAATGTTATTACAGGTAATGTTGTATCTTCCGGATTAGTGCATACCGCTGATTTAAGAGTCAGTAATGGTGTTATTATTATAGGTAATGAAACTGTCGGTGGAACTTTAGTGGTGACTTCTAACGTTACTGGTGGAAATTTAACAACAACAGGAACAACAAGAACTGGTGCTTTTGTTGCTAATGGTCGTACAGATTTAAATGGAAGTATCTTCCTTACAGGTTCTTCTACTGTCACCGGCCCATTCTCTGTTTCGGATATGACAGTTTCAGGTAACGTGAGTATTGGTGGTACAACTTCTATTGACTCTGAATCTATTACTCTGAGAAGTTTAACTCCACAACCTTTAGATTCCGGGTTTTCATTCTTTGGTGTTAATAGAGGTGCGTATGCTAACGCACATATTCGATGGAATGAACCAGAAAAGTATTGGGACATCCGAGATGTTCTGAATGCCAACAACACTTATTCCAAGATTGTTACGGCGAATTTAATTAGTGATAGTGTCAGTTCAACAAGTCAATCTACTGTTGCTTCATCACTAGCTGCAAACACATTGAGTACGGCAATTGTTACTGCTAATACCAATCTGAAGAGTTATACTGACACCACGATTGTAACTGCAAACACCAATCTGAAAAACTACACAGATGGTGCAATTGCAACTGCAAACACCAATCTGAAAAACTACACAGATGGTGCAATTGCAACTGCAAATACCGATTTGAGACTGTATACAAACTCTGTTGTGACAGCAAATAACCTCGCATCAACAAACTATGCAAATACTACATTTGTAAAACTGACTTCTGCATCACAGACGGTTACTGGTGACTTCGCTGTTACTGGTAACTTTACGGTATCTGGAACAACAACAACAGTTAACACTCAAGAATTGAATGTGGCTGATTCCACCATTACACTAAACTCTGATGTGTCAGCAAATACTACACCTTCGGAAAATGCTGGTGTTTCTGTCAATCGGGGATCTGCAGCCAATGCATCTATAATTTGGAATGAAACAGCAGATAGATGGACATTCACTAACGACGGTACTGTTTTTAGTGATATTGGTTCGGCTGCGGCAGAATCTTATGCCAATAGTGCATATCTACATGCGAATAGTGCGTTTAGCAAAGCTAATAGTTCAATCACCTTAGCTGATGATACGACATCAAATGCAACAAGATATCTTTCTTTCACCAGTAACACTTCCGGTTCAATTGGTGCATTGACCGTATCTTCAACAAAACTCAGTTTCAATCCATCTTCAGGTAGAGTTACGGCAACAGACTTCTTTGCGAGCTCAGATAGAAACCTTAAAACTGATATTGAAACTATAGGAAACGCTTTGAGTTTGGTTAATAAATTGAGAGGTGTAACCTTTACATGGAAAGAATCTGGTGTTCCTGGTATGGGTGTTATTGCTCAAGAAGCTGAAGAGATTGTTCCTGAAGTGGTTTATGAAGTTGATGGTGTCAAGTCTGTATCATACGGCAACTTAATTGGATTATTGATTGAGTCCATAAAAGAATTGACTCAAGAGGTTGATTACCTCAAACAGAAAATAGATAAATAGACTATAAAAGGAATCTATTTTGGCTGCGTTTACTGAATTAACAATCGAACAAGGTGCAACATTTACTGAAAAAGTGAGTGTTCTTGATGTGTATAATAATCCAGTTAATCTAAGTGGTTACACTGCGTCTTCAATGATGCGTAAATCCTATTATTCCTCAACATATTATGTTATTAATGCTACGGTTACAGGCACATCAAATGGTGAAATAACACTTTCGATTACATCTTCCAATACTGCATTGTTAACTCCTGGTAGATATGTTTATGATTTGATTATTAATGGTGCAAACACAGTTAACCGTGTCGTTGAAGGAATAGCAACAGTTCTTCCTTCGGTGACACGATAATGGCCATTAGAGGAACAATACAATCAAAACAAGGACTAATAGGTAAAGTTGTAAATAGTCCTGTTAATCGTACTTCAATATCTTCTCCTAATTTTAAACCTGCACCGAATGTTGCTATGTCCGACATCACCGATGTTCAGTTTACAACGAAAGCGAATGGAGATATACTGATCTACAATGCATCATCAGAAAAATTTGAATTGAATAAATTAACCGCAGATCAAATAAATTTAAATAATATAAACGGGGGACGTTTCTAAAATGGCCAATACAGTAATCCAACTAAAGTATTCAAATGTAACGGGAACACCTCCGTCTTTGAATTTAGCAGAACCAGCATATTCAAATGTATCTAATAAACTTTGGATTGATGATGGCACAGGTGTAGTAGCGATTGGTGGTAAATATTATACAACTACCATTGATGCAGCAACATCTGCTAATACCGCCAATACGATTGTCAGAAGAGATACATCTGGTAATTTTTCAGCGAATAACGTTACTGCCAATTTAAATGGTAAGTTAGTTAATGCTAGAAACATTGCATTGGGTGGTGATGCAAACGGTACAGTTTCTTTTGACGCATCACAAGATGTTACTATTACAGTAGATTTGACAGCATCGGGTGTCACAGCTGGTTACTACGGTTCCACAACACAGATTCCTACTTTCCGTGTAGATACAGACGGTAGATTGCTTAATGCTGCAAACGTAAGTATTGCAACATCACTAGCTGTTGCAGGTGATTCTGGATCCTCAACTATTGATTTGTTATCGGAAACACTAACCGTACAAGGTCGTGATGGTATTACGACAACAGCTTTTACAGGTAATAACACGATCGCTGTTGATGTTGATAATACAGTTATTAGAAATACTGGTGCTCAAACAATCACTGGTGATTTTACTGTTGCTGGTAATTTGATTATTACAGGTAATACTGTAACAGCAAACGTATCATCTTTAGTGATTTCTGATCCAATCATCTTATTGGCAAACACCAATCCAGGTGATTCGATTGATTTAGGTTTCACCGCACATTACGTCAGTAGCGGTAACACATTACATACTGGTCTTGTGCGTCATGCTGCGACAGACAAGTATTATCTGTTTGAAGATTATGGTCCTCACATTCTGGAATCTAATATTCTGGATGTTAATGACCCAACGATGAAGAAGGCAATTCTTGTTGCCGATATCGATAACGCCAACATTTCTAACCTGTTCAGTGCAATTTCTGTAACTGATGGTGGCACTGGATTTAGAACAGCCAATACTGGTGATCTGATCTACGGCACAGGAACAAATACTCTTGGTAAGTTGATCAAACCATCAAGTAATTCATTCTTGAGAATGGGTACATCAGGTACTCCCGAGTGGATCGATACGATTGCTGTAGAAGATGGTGGCACAGGTAATACTGCATTCACTTCAAATCATGTTATACTCGGTAACGGAACAGGAGCTTTGACTACGGTTGGTTCGTCAATTGAAGGACATTTGTTAACCATCAATTCATCAGGTGCACCAACATTCCAACATCTCTCAGGTGGAACGTTCTAAATACTACATAATCAAATTGAAAGAGGAATTATACTATGGATGTTAAATTACAAAATGCTTATGTAGAAGTTTTGCTTGACAACTTTTTAGCGGTTGTCAAGCAAAACCTTATGTTTCAGGCACAATTGGAAGTAATGAAAGGATCAGTCAATGAAGCTGATGATGTAAAAAGAAAGATTGCTGAATTGTCTGAACGAAACGTCACAATACAACAAACCAATGATGAGTTAACGAGAAAGTTAGAATCCCTTGACGGTGAAAATGTATCTCTTAAAAATGATGTGGGACAAAAAGATATACAGGTTAACAATACAGAAAATATTATTAGAGAGAAAGATAGGTTACAGTCAGCCATAAATGGTTACATGCGACAGATAAAATCTCTCGAAGATGAAATCAAGGATGTAAAAAGTCAATCTCAGGAAGTATTAATTAGTAATAACAAGCGTATAGAAGAGTTAACTAAATATATCGACAAACTTGAAATTGTGGTTCCTGCAAACAAACTGAAGAAAGTTAAATCGATCGATCTAACCCAATTTGAATCTAAAGAAATTCTTTTGCAGGAAGAAGTGGAAGATAACGTAAAGACTGGCGGAACATTTTAAAGAGTTTAGATGGCAAACACTATAATTCGAATTAAAAGTTCTGGTGTAATAGGAAATACACCAACAACTTTGGAACCAGGTGAACTTGCCATCAACTATGCTGATGGTAAAATATACTATGGAAACGTCACTAGTACATCAGTATTATTTGACGCCATAACGGAACCAAATGGACTCAATGGTGAAATACAATTCAACAATTTCGGATCGTTTGGATCTTCATCAGGTCTAGTTTACTATTCCGCAAACAACACATTAGTAGTTAATAATTTAATCGTAGGATCAAGTAATATTGTTTCTAGGATTACTGCATCTTTTGATAAAGCAAACACAGCAACAGATATTGCATCAGCAGCTTTTGCTTCCGCCAACTCATTTTCCTCTTCAATTACCGCAGCATACAATCAATCTAATACTGCAATACAGGTCGCAGCTGCAGCATTCGCACAGGCAAATGCGGCATTCGATAATGCAGTCGCTATGGCAATAGCTCTAGGATAAAAAATGGCCAATACTTTTAAAAGTTATACAAGTAGAAACGTAGGAACAACACCCGCAACAGTCGGCAGTTATACTGTTGCAGCTAACACGCAAGTCACCGCTATTGGTTGTAGTGTTGCAAACATAACTGAATATCCTGTTACAGTAGAGATTGTACTGAATGATGGCACAAATTCAACAAGAATTGTTGGACCAGGAGCTCTTGTTCCTGTTGGTGGTGCTTTGATTGCTATTGGTGGAGATCAAAAGATTGTCATACCAGTGGGAGGGTCGATAAGAGTTACCAGTTCTGCAAACACTTCATTAGATGTAATTCTTTCTGTTCTGGAGATCACGTGAGTTATCTAGGCACAACCACTTACCCAATTGTTACACTTCCAGAATTAGTCACCGACAGTTTAGGTTATCAACCAGTTGATGCGAATACTGTTACACAATTAAACACAACAACAGGAAATTATGCTAACTCAGCATATGCAACTGCAAACACAGCAGATCAGAAAGCTGTTACTTCTGGTGTTTATGCTAATTCAGCATATGCAGCTGCAAACACAGCAGATCAAAAGGCAGTAAGTTCTGGTGTTTATGCTAATTCTGCATTTGGTGTCGCTAATACGGCATCAGTTAATGCTACAAGTGCTGGTTCTTATGCCAACGGTGCATATACTCAAGCAAACACAGCAACTACTAATGCTGCCACGGCGGACCAAAGAGCCGTAACTTCTGGTGTTTATGCTAATTCAGCATTTGCGACAGCTAACTCTAAAACATCTAATGTAGGAACAGTTACTAGCGTTGGCGCCACAGGTACAGTTAATGGTCTGACCTTGACGGGCACAGTCACTACGAGTGGAAATCTGACACTTGGTGGCACTTTAGATTTGTCTTCACCGCCGGCTATTGGTGGTGTTACTGCCAACACTGGAACATTCAGTAATCTATCATACACAGGCACACTCACAGGCGGCACAGGTGTTATTAACATCGGCTCAGGGCAGATTTATAAGGATGCGTCTGGGAATGTGGGGATTGGCATTACACCTAGCGTTAAATTTGAAGTTGGTGGCGGCGCAGCAAGTAATGTTGTAGCTATTAGATCAACTGCGGAAACTGGATCAGCTCTGTTATACACAGTTAATTCAAACGCAAGTGTTGCGCAATGGTATGTTGGGCATAACGGCATTGACGTAGACACAGGGAACTTGCGAGCAGGTGCTTTAAAGTTTGTTACAAACAGCAGTGAAAAAATGCGAATACAGTCTGGTGGAGACGTAGGGATTGGGACTGCTTCGCCTGCAAGTAAACTTCACGTTGTTGGCTCTTTTCGTCAGACAGGGGCAACAGCTCCGTTTGAGTGGACAGTTAATTCTGGTGCGGCTGATTTTTATAAATTAAATGCTGTTGGTTTTGCAGATAACTTAATTGTCGCTAATAGCTCTGGCAACGTGGGGATTGGTACGGTTTCACCTACAGGTAAGCTAGATTTATTTACTAGCGCAACTGCCGGCTCAATTTCTAACCTTACGTTTAGTGCTAATAATGCGGCGTCTGCAAAAAAAGATTATGTGCAATTTGCTCCAACTATTGAGTTTAATACTGCGGGTTCAGAGGCTGGTGGATATGTCTTGAAGGTATTGCAGCAAGGTGCTTATAAAAACAGCATTGTTGCAACGGGTATTACAAACAACTCAGGTAATTACTTAGCGTTTAGCACTACAAATGAAGCCATGCGTATCGACACCTCTGGCAACGTAGGGATTGGTACGAGTTCGCCTGCAAGTAAGTTAGAGGTTACTGGTGATGTCCAGCAAACTTGGGCGGCTTCAATGGATCGGTTTGTCGGTTCAAAATTCAGCACCACTTATGAACTAGGTGTTCATTTTCTAGAATCTTCCCGGGAGACAAGACTTGTTAGTAAAGCGGCTGATAGCACAGGATTAATTTCGTTTTATACCGGAGTAACTCCAACAGAACGTATGCGCATTAATAGCGATGGTACGCTTTTAGTGTTAACAACTGTTGCGCCAGCGACATCGTGGAATACAAACTCCAGAGTAAATATTAAAGCTGGGGTTCAACTTACACATACTGGAAACGCAAATACTTGGCGGCAACTGTCTTGGTCTGGCGATACTGCTGATACAACGTTGTTTTTTCCAAGTCAAGCGGGTAATGTGCCTTCTTTGTCTGCCGCTGGTGCTTGGACAAACGCATCTGATGGACGTTTAAAAACTAACGTTCGTACTATTGAACACGGTTTAGCGTCCGTTATAGCCGCAAAACCTCGTAGTTACACAAGAACTGATTGTGCTGGTAATTACATTGGGTTTGTTGCGCAAGAATTAAAAGAAATTATTCCAGAAGTTGTTCTTGGTAGTGAAGAAACACAATACGGTGTTGATTATGGTTCACTTGTGGCTGTAGCGTTCAAAGCAATTCAAGAACAACAAACAATGATTGAAGAACTATGTGCGGAAATACAGTTATTGAAGACTCAATAAATACTAAAATAAACCGAGCGAAAAATGGCATCAAGAGCACTAGACCTAGCACAAGCAATTAGTAATACTACCGGTAACGGAGCATTAGTCTTTGCTGGAAGTCCTGCATTGATTACGCCTTCCGCCAATGTAATATTCATCAACACCATTTCATCGAATTCATCTAGTGTACTACTCAACTCGAATATCATTGTCTCTGGTAATCTTACAGTTAATGGAACAATTGATTTACCGGCATTGACAACAGTTGGTCTATATGCAAATGCGGCTTACACTCAAGCAAACACAGCAGATCAACGTGCTGTAACATCTGGTGTATACGCCAACTCTGCATATTTACAGGCTAATGCTGCATATAATGCTGCGAACAATGCAACAGATACTTGGGTTAGAAATGCTGCCAATTCAGCTTCATCATATGCCAATAGTGCTTATGAACAAGCAAATACCGCAACAACTAATGCTGCAACAGCTGATCAGAAAGCGGTAACAAGTGGTGTTTATGCGAATGCGGCATTTTCTAGAGCCAATACCGCAACAACTAATGCTGCGACAGCGGATCAAAAGGCAGTTAGTGCTGGTTCATACGCTAATTCATCATATAATCACGCCAACTCAGCATTCTCTACAGCTAACACCAAATACGATTCCAGTGGTGGAACGATTTCAGGTGATGTTAATATAACTGGTAACTTGAATGTTGTAGGCAATACAGTCACTCATTCATCAAACAGTTTCGTAGTTAATGATCCTTTGATTTTGTTAGCCAATAATAATCCAGGAAATCTTCTGGACACAGGATTCATTTCTCATTATATTGAAGGTGGTGTAACAAAACACTCTGGATTGGTAAGAGATTCTTCTGCGAATACGTATTACCTTTTTGATAGTTATGTGCCTCATCTACAAGAAACAAATACTATAGATCCTGATGAACCAACATTAAGAATAACAACACTTAAGTCAAATCTTATATCAGATTTGGTTTTGGTTAGAGGATATGATGTAGTCGATCACACAAATAATGCATATACACAAGCTAATACCGCCAATCAAAGAGCAGTAACATCTGGTGTATACGCTAATGCCGCATTCTCTACCGCTAATAGTAGGGTATTGAGAAGCGGTGATGCAATGACTGGTGCATTATCCACAACAGGTAATGTATTTGCACAAGTTCTCTATGCGAATACTGAGTTTTATGCTGGCGTAGCTACATATTCTGCAACACTATTACCTAATGCACTTGGTCAATTCACTGGCAACTCTAACACATACATACAAGTTAATCAACAAAATATTGACCCACAAGGTACATCTGATTATGTACTGACCGCTGACGTAGGAGACGATTCTTCTTTCTATGTTGATTTGGGTATCAAGAACTCACAGTATAACAATCTATATCCAAATAACAGTTTAGGAACTTCTGCATGGCCGCTTGATGGATATTTGGTCGTCAAAGGCAGTTCAATCGATCAGTTGGGTGGAAACCTAGTTATTGGTACAACATCAACTGAAGTTCCTACCGACATTAAGATTATTGTTGGTGGTATCAATGAACAGAATGTGGTTGCAAGATTCACGACATCCGGAGTAATAGTAAACGGTACCGCAATTTTCAATAGTAATTCGGCAATAAAAGTACCTACTGGTAATACTGCCCAAAGAACAACTGGAACATCCGGTGAATTCAGATTTAACCAAGAACTCGAACAGTTTGAAGGATATAATGGAACGGCATGGGGTTCGATAGGTGGTGGCGCATCAGGATCAAGTGGTAACGAAGTGTTCTATGAGAATGATGCCAATGTAACAGCATCATATACAATCACATCTGGAAAGAACGCCATGAGTGCGGGACCAATAGAAATCCAAGATGGAGTAATAGTTACTGTACCGGACGGATCCGTCTGGACTATTGTATAAGGTAATAAAATGTCTCTTATATTAGATGGTTCTACAGGTATTTCCGGATCGGCAGGAGTTATTGATGCTGAAACCTTTGCTGGACAAGCCAACACATACTATACAGATATATCTGCAAGATTAGGATATACACCATTAAGTAATGTTAATCCAAGTTATAGTGGAACATTGACCGGTAATACTGGAATCATTAATATTGGTTCAGGTCAGTTCTACAAGGATGCAAATGGACAAGTAGGGATTGGCACGACTTCACCTAGTTACAGATTGTCAGTCAAACAATCCGCCAATACCTCATCAGCATCGCTAGGTGTAGTTAGTATCAATAGCGCAAACGATACTTTTATCGGCATTGGGTACGATTCAGCTTCAGATACAAACAGGGTTTTGTCATCTTATATATCTACCGGAGCATTCAAGCCAATTTCGTTTTGGACATCAGATTCACAACGTATGCAGATTGACATTTCTGGCAACATGGGGATTGGTACGATTTCGCCAACAGGAAAACTTCATGTCGCAGGGGCAATGCCGTCAATTACGGGAGGGAACGGTCAGTTACAAGTTTTTTCAACGGACACTATTGCTGCTGATAAAGGCGGGAAAATTGCTCTTGGTGGAGTTAGTGGTGAAGGTGGCAGTTTTGACCCATACGGATTTTGTTATGTTGCGGGATTAAAAGAAAATGCTACTGCATCTAATTTTGCTGGGTATTTATCTTTTGGGACTTCAAATTCTGGTGGTAGTGTTTCAGAAAAGATGCGTATCGACTCCTCTGGCAACGTAGGGATTGGTACGACTTCGCCGGTATACCAACTTCACACTGTTGGTAATACAAACGGCAATATCAGCAACGCAGTTACAAACTCAGCCGCAGGGGCTTCTGCGGTTTCCCGCTTCATAGCTCTTTCTAATGCTGGTAACGCAACCTTTGGCATGACAAGCAGCACCTTTACCGACATTACTGGCGCTCAAGATGCAATGCTTCTTAATGCAAATAATGCGAGCGGCGGTATTGCGTTTGCGTTAGATGGTGTTGTTCGCATGAAGCTCGACTCCTCTGGCAACGTGGGGATTGGTACGGTTTCGCCTACGTCAAAAATCTATGTTACGACTGCTTCAAGCACATTGTATGGGTTAATTTCACAGACTCCAGTAGTAGGATTAACTGCTGGTGATTACGTCAATATGGCGTATTTTGCCGATAGTCGTAGCGGTAGTAATGACGGCTTGCGAATAGTTAATGTCAGAGATTCTACAGGTTCTGGTGTTGGCGATTGGGGAACATCATCTTATCGTATACGTCGAAGTGTTGACCAAAGTGATGCTGCTACTGGAGTACAAGAAGAAATTGTTTTTGGAACCAATTTATTGGCGTTTAATACTGGCGGCTCAGAACGTATGCGCCTCGACTCCTCTGGCAACTTGCTGGTGGGGACTACTTCTACCAATCCGGTTGCAAGTAGAGTAAATGGAAGTGGCTTATTGGCTGGAGGTGGTTTAAGAGTTAGATGCTCAAGTGGTGTATCTTATTTTGGCATAGATAGTACATCTGGAACAAATCTTAACTTTTATACAGACAATGGAAGTGCGTTTGTTGGCGCTGGAACAATTAGCTCATCTGGCTCAACAACAACTTATGCAACGTCATCGGACTATCGACTAAAAGAAAACGTGCAGCCTATGTCTGGCGCACTTGATACGGTGTTGGCACTTAAGCCTGTGACTTACACATGGAAACCAGAGTTCGCAGGAACAAGTCCAAACGGTCAAGGCTTTATAGCCCATGAGTTACAAGAGGTAGTGCCGGATTGCGTAACAGGAACTAAAGACGCTATAGACAAAGATGGCAAGCCGCAACACCAAGGCGTAGATACCTCGTTCCTAGTTGCTACTCTAACTGCAGCAATCCAAGAATTAAAATCCATCATAGATCAACAAGATGCTCGCATTAAAACATTGGAAGGAAAAGTATAATGAGTGAGCTTAAAGTAAAAGTTCTAGAAGCACCAATATTTGCGGGTGTCGCTCAAGATTTGGTATTGAAAAGCAACAACGTCAATAGAATTGTCATTGCTAATACAGGCACAATCTCTTTCGGCGCAACCGCAGGCTCAGAATCCCTGCGTGTCACGCCTGTTGCTAGTGCGGTGAATTATTTACAAGTAGCGGGTAGCGCCACAGGTAACGCAGTCCAAGTAGTGGCGGCAGGCTCAGACACCAACATTAACCTAACCCTGACACCAAAAGGCACAGGCGGGGTAGTGTTCCCAGCAGGGGCGGCTAGTACTCCCTCTGTTACGACAACAGGTGACACTAATACAGGTATTTGGTTTCCTGCTGCTGATACGATTGCTGCGAGTACGGCTGGCACAGAACGTATGCGAATCAACTCCTCCGGCAACGTGGGGATTGGTACAACTACACCACAGGCAAAACTAGCCGTATCAAACGGTGGCGCAGCAGGGCTTGAGTTTTTTGTTAATTACCCCGGCGGCGGTGTTGGCACTTACATCCAAAGCTACAACAGAAGTAGTCCGGGTTATGTAAGCACAGCATACGATGCGGCAGACCATTCGTTTAGAATAAGCGGCACAGAAAAGATGTTCCTTAACTCCTCCGGAAACGTAGGAATTGGCACGAGTAGCCCTAGTGGAATTTTAGATGCTCGCGGAGATGTTTATTTAGGAAACACATCATCAGGCACAACTACTTTTGTTCGTGGTGCGTCAAACTGGAATTATGCTGGTTTAAATGTTATTAGAAATGCTGCTAATACAAGCACTCCGAGAAGTATTGCTATGCCTTTGGATGGCGATAATTTAGCCAGTACAACTATTGGTGAATACAACGCTATTTGGGGTGCTTACGATTCATCTCCAACAACAAGCTCTACATCTTCTGCATTAAATGGTGCGATGGTATATGGCGCATATGCTGGACATCGTTGGGTTACTAATGGCACAGAGCGGATGCGTATCAACTCCTCTGGTAACGTGGGGATTGGTACGACTGCGGGAACTACAACAGTATCAAGTGGCTTGGCGATTAACAATGCTACGGCGGCAAATTATCCGGGGCTAGAGATACAAACGGCAGGAGTAACAAGACTATATTTTAACGCCAATAACGCAGAGTCGTATATTACTAGCGTAAGCACAAACCCATTGGTAATTACAACCAACGGCAACGAACGTATGCGTATCGACTCCTCTGGCAACGTAGGGATTGGTACGGTGACTACCAGTAACGTAAGGCTAACTTCAATTGCCGCTACGGCTTCGTGGGCGGGGACATTTTATGCAAATTCTGGTGGCGCTAGTACAACAGGGTTAAGTGTATATGGCTTATCATTTGGTGGAAATTATTCTAACGGTTCTGCTGAAGTAAACATTGTTTATGGTTCTGCTGGCGCTGGTCTTGATTTCAGTAGCTACAACGGCACAACAGTTACGCCACGTATGCGCCTCAACTCCTCTGGCAACTTGCTGTTGGGGACTACGACAAATCCACTGATCAATGCTGAAGGACAAATAAATGTAGTAGCTAGTACAGGCGATGGATTTAACATTAAGCATACTGTTAATGGTAATAATACATTTAACATTTGGCAAACAGGAACAACCACATTTGCAGCCTTGTCTTTTTACAAAGGCGCAACTCAAGTTGCAGTTGGAAGTATTTCTTGCAGTACAACAGGAACTTCTTACAACACAACCTCTGATTACCGTCTTAAAGAAAACGTAACACCTATGATAGGCGCTTTAACGACAGTCGCACTATTAAAACCATGCACATATACATGGAAAGCAGACGGCAGCACTGGACAAGGTTTCATCGCCCATGAACTCCAAGCTGTAGTACCTGACTGTGTTACCGGCACAAAGGATGAAACATATAAAGACGGTAAACCTCAATACCAAGGCGTAGATACCTCGTTCCTAGTTGCTACCTTAGTTGCGGCAATCCAAGAACTCACAGCTAGACTCGAAGTACTGGAGAACAAATAATGGCTAGTATAATCAAAGTAACCGAAATTCTACATCCAACATCAAACGTTCCCAGTCTCACTATCAATAGTGATTCAACTGTTTCATTTGACGCTGGAATACTTAGCGTCACAGGTCCAATCAACGGCGTCATTGGTGCGAATACACCTTATAGTGGTACATTCACCAACCTTTCCTATAGTGGAACACTTACAGGTAATACTGGCATCATTAATATTGGTTCAGGTCAGTTCTACAAGGATGTAAATGGACAAATAGGTATTGGTACGAGTTCGCCTACAGAGAAATTGGATGTCTCAGGGAATGTAAAGGTTTCTGGATCATTAAGTGTTGCTGGTAATAACTACTCCCCGCAGACTGGATTCAAGAACCGCATCATCAACGGTGATTTTAGTGTTTGGCAACGAGGCACCGCTAGATATTCAAATAGCGGCATGGGTTCAAGTGCTAAGTATTACGCTGATCGTTGGACAAGTGGGCAATATCAGAATGC